GCTACGTCCAGATGACACCTGCCTACAAAACCATATCCACAAACCAGAATTTTCATTTTTTTGCTATAAACATTTTAAGGGTACGACCATCATCTTGAACCTGATAAGTAATTTGTTCATCAGGTTCAAGATATTTCACAAACGCTCTGCCAGTACCATCTTTAAGCCACATGTCACCAGTTTCGGTGTGGTTGATGACTTCAAATCTAGTAATGCTATCTAGGTTCATGGCTTCAAGCCTTTCAACTTCCATTTGGCAATGTATGACAAGATTTGTTCATCAGACCACCCATCAGCGTGTGGGTTGTCACGTCGATATAGAGCAATAGTACGTTCTGTGTCAAGTACAAATGTGTCAACAATGGTCTCGCCCATCCAATGCTGCGAAAACTCTTCAACTTCTTCGCAGGTCACGGAGTCTTGGATGTAATTGATAGCATCGGCAGTGGAAAGCTTCATATCGCCCTCTTCTGACATTGCACTGATTGGAATTGCGTATCTCATACGATGTGTTGAAATTACCGTAGTTACTACATAAAGTTCGTCTGACATTTTAATGCTCCCTATAAAAGATGTGTGAACCAATACGTGCTACACGTACCAAAGATGATGCCCAATATGCTTGCATCCAATGTGCGTGGTAGTGAGTAGCGCCGTCAGTCATTCCACGAAAGTTTCCGTTCATATAGATATCACGCGCATACTTACGTGACTGTTCCCAAGAGTCGTTATCATATGGTTCGTCATGCTTACCATCACAGTACCAAGAAAACTGACAAGTCTTACTTCCTGCTACATACCCATCATGTACCACCCCACAAGCGGTATCGGGGTAACGTGTACTAACAACACGGTTCAGAACTACGTCAGACACGCTCATTGCGTCAACTAGACTTTTTGCGTGTGTCTCAAAGTAAATATTCAATGCCATACACTCAAGCTCAGCTTCTTGGAATTCTCTTATGTCGCCAGAAACACTCGCTGCTATTTCATCAGCAATGCTTTGTTCTTCATGCGCTTGAATTGCCGAAGCTGTATATACGAACGATGCGAATATCACCGTGTTGATTGTTACCGAAATGATAGTTTTATAGATAGATTTCATTGTACGCCTCATTTGTATCTAATATATACAAACAATACGGTGATTCGAAACCCATGTCAATACTTATTGATAATTATTTTCAATTTGAGTGAGTACGTTTTTGAGTTTAAAGACGATACCTGATCTTAGAGCGTCTTCCGACCAAAAGGTATCGTCTTGAGTTATAGCCCTTAGAGACTCTAGAAGCATCATGTTTTGATTACGAAGGACGTCTAGTTCGTCATACAAGGAAGATTTCTCTCGCTTGTGTTCTTCGTTCTCAAGCCACAATGCATCTATGTTTGGTGCGTTACTCCTTTTCAACATAGTACTTGTCAAAGAAGTCATAGTCAACCTTATACAATCGTTTGATGAACGAAATTTGCTCAGCAGAGAAATGTTTTTCTGTGATCTCTTTCTTTGTTTGGTTCAGCTTGTGAGTTACATTAAATGTTTTCGAAACATCTTGCTTCTTGACAATTGTAAACCTCTTAAACTTTTCCATATCAACAAACCAAGCTTGTGGATGAAAATGGTGTAGCTGATGACTACTAGCAATCTTATGCAAATTCTTGAAGAAATGCTCCACCTTTTCTTCTGTAGTGCAGGTCTTTAGGTCAACCCCAAACGATGCAAAGATATCTTCGCCATAAGCATAGTAACGCTGCTTTTCGACTAGATACCCATTGATGCACGAAAGGAAACGATCAACAGGGTCTGAAAATACAACGATAGGACTGCCTCTAAGATCATCATACTCATCGGTATCTCTAAATATCTGCTTACGTTCTGGGAAAGTTTCTTTGATGGTGACACTACAACTTCTTGGGACCTCAAACCAATTCTTTTCGCCGTCTAAATTATACAGCAATGGGAACTTGAGTTTTTGACACCAGAAACAATTGCACGAATTGAACTTGAAATCATCTTCAATATTAGTCTCAGGCAAGAGGAAGTCTTTGATGTCTTGGTCTTCAAAGATAATCTTAGGAAGACTTTCGACTGGAAATCTTTTCAAAACATGATTGACGTTACCATCAGGCGCTGGGCCTTCCTCAGTCAAATTCTTGTCTAATTTGGCGTACTCAGAGTAACCAGAAATATCGTCCATCCACTTGAATGTATCAAACGCATGAGCAAAAGAGTCAGCCTTGGCTTGACGCTGCTCAGCATTACCCATCCACGCAAAATGCCAACCCATGTCTTGGATGACTTTGTTGTTGTGAGTAGGCCAACGAATAGGCCAATCGATAGCTCCACATCTAATTCTGTTGATAGAAGTTTTCATGATCTGAGCCTTGCTTGCAAAGAACATAGCTTTCCACCAAACGACTGGGCTACCATCTGTGTTAAACGCTCTTAGGTCTGCGCGTCCTTGTAGGTAGGCCAACGGGATTTTAAGAATGATATCTTGGTGGTTTAGTGCCATACGAGCAACCCACTTTACATTCTCTGGCTTGATGATCTCATCTGCATCACCATAAAGGAACATGTCGTTGTCGTTAAACTGACCCATGACACTCATCACAGCATCTTTCTGTAGGCGCTCACGAACCCTAGCATACAACGAATCTTCATTATCTTTGTTTGCACCAGCGTTGATTTTGTCAACCTTTTTGATTTCCAAGTCTTCTTGCTCTGGAATATCGTGCTCAACGTAGATAATCTTTTCCATTGGCAACCCTTGCTTACGGGCTATTTCAAGGAATTTGCGTTCAACTGGTTTGCCACTGTGGGTTTTATTCGACTCCACAATGATAAACTTGTCAACAACATCCTTCAAGAGATTTACTCTCAGTTTAAGTAGTTCTTCCCCATAGGGGGCAAAGAACGGAAAGCAATCTACAATCATACTATGTCCTTTCTAGCACAACAAGTCCGTTGTTATTTGTTCTGATTTCTTTGAAACGCCAGTGTGGGTTTTCGATAATGAAATTAATGATAGAGGCAAGCAAACCTTCACCAGCAAGTGGTCTTTTATCTGGGAAATCGCGCCAGTTTTGCTTTTCGTCCCTACACCCATATGTATGCGTATCATGGAACACTAGATACTTACTAGCTTTGTTTCCATGCAAAGCAAGTTCTCTTTTCAGTTGTGAACCTGAGTGCCAAGTGTCAATGAACAAAAGGTCTGTTTCTTCGATCTCAATCCTCAATACATTCTCTTTCATGTACTGAACATCTTTGCCAACAGCCTTTGCTTTTTGAAACAAGACTTTTACCTCATCATTCAACTCAATGTCGTATGATCTGAGAGATGAATTTGTGTTGAGGAATGCCCTCGTACTAGCGCCGTCACGAACACCCATCTCAGTAATTCTTTCACATTCCATCCCCAACGTATAAAGCAATTCAATATGCTCATTGATGTCGGAAAACGTGTTTTTGGCGTTTTTGAATTCGCCTTCGATAAATTGTACAAAACTCATATGTCTAGCCACCTTGTGTTGTTTAATGTCCATTCAGTAACCTCTGCAAGACGCTCACGTACTGGCTTTGGTTCCCAATTCAGTTGATCCTTCATTCTCTCGCCACACATTGCATATCGTAGGTCGTGGCCGGGGCGTGACGAATGGAAGTCAACCATCTCGTATTTCAGTTCTTTGCCTTGAGCATCAGCAATAATCTTAGCAACTTCATAGTTGTCCAATTCTTCAGCACCCACAATGTTAAACTTCTGGGATTTGATACCAGTTGCTTCGTTGTTGCGTTGAAAATCTGACTGAATGAGAGTTAGTGTAGCATCAGCAACATCATTAGCATGAATGTAATGACGGCTTCCTGCCTTAGTCTTCTCTGAGTTGCTATGGATTGTTACTGGCTTGCCATCTCTAACGTTTCTGATACACATAGGAATAAACTTCTCAGGATGCTGACGCTCCCCGAATACGTTCATCGTGTGTGTAATGTAGATTGGCATGTTGTAAGAGTTTTCGAAAGCCACTGCAAGCTCTTCCCCACCAGCTTTTGACGCACTGTATGGGTTGGTACAATTGTAACGATCATACTCTTTGTATTTAACGCCATCAGGCGCTGGTCCAAAGACCTCATCTGTGCTGAAGTAAATTAGACGCTCAAGGCTGTCTAGCTGCCTAGCGTAGTTCAGAAGGTTACACGTTCCGACCACGTTGTCCATCACAAACTCCATAGGTCTGTCAATAGAACGGTCCACATGAGAACCAGCCGCCATGTGGATTACATAGTCAATACGACCAATATCTGCAACAATCATAGGATTTAGTTCAGCTTTAAGATCGTGGTAAACTACCTTAAATCTTTTGCGCTGGGCATCAGAAAGGTCTGAAAGAACATCATGCAGACGGTTCAAATTTCCACTATAGTCAAGACGATCTAGTGAAACAATTTCCCAATCGGTTCTTCGCAAAATTTCTGAAATTGTATGATGTGCGATAAATCCCGCACCACCAGTTACTAGAACTCTTTTCATTATATACTCCCTCATCAAAAACATTGTGTAAGTAACCCCACGGTATTGAGCATTGTTAAGAGGCCTGTGGGGTGTTGTTGCTTTTATTTAGGCTATTTCAACCAACCGATTTTTTGGCCAGCTTCAATACGTCTTTCTGCTTCTGCTTGTGATCCGGGGTATCGCCATGCCCAAAATACGATAAGCGCCATGGTAATAGCAAGGTATAGTACAGCCTTTGGGTTGCCTGTAGTAAACCACAGAAACGCCAAAGAGGATGACATAACTGCAACCATCAGGTACTTTGCTTTAGTAGGGTATACGCGGTACTTAGACCAATTCTTGACGAATGGGCCAAATGTCTTGTGGTTCATGATCCAGTTGTGGAACTTGTCGCTGGACTTTGCAAAGCAAAATGTAGCACCTAAAATTGGTGTACTCCAAGGAAGCCCCGGTACAATAACACCAAGGTAGGCAACGCCCACCAAGATGATACCCAGAACAAACCAAAATGGTTTCATAATCTTTTTCATAATATTCTCTTTCCTACGAGGTGCGAAGAAATTAAATTCAAGTTGATTCATTTCAAGACCTCTTTTAATGCTTCGATTAATTCCACCATCATTACATCGGTATGGAATGGAGTTGGGGCGATACGTAAACGTTCTGTTCCCACTTCCACTGTTGGTGAATTAATCGGTTGAATGTATATACCGAATTCGTTAATAAGCCTGTCACTAGCTACTTTACACTTAAACGCATCGTTGACCATAACAGGCACGATGTGAGTACACGCATTAGGATGAACATTCAAACCAGCTTCCGCCAACATACTTTTTAATTTAGTGGCACGTTCTTGATGCTTCACTCTAATGTCATTGTGATCTTTTAGGTAGCTTACGCTGGCGAGAACCCCAGCAACCAGTACAGGTGACATGCTAGTGGTAAAGATGAAACCAGCAGCGACTGATCTGATGGCGTCAATAATGATTTGTTTTCCTGCAATGTAACCCCCTTGAACACCATATGCCTTTCCTAGTGTTCCGTTTATGATGTCAATACGATGACCAAGCCCTAGCTGCTCACAAAGCCCAGCACCAGTTTCGCCATACAATCCAACTGCATGAACTTCGTCGATGTAAGTAATTGCGTCAAAAGATGCAGCTAGATCACAGATATGTTCAATTGGAGCAATATCACCATCCATACTATACACAGACTCAAACAAAATAACAGGCACTTGCCCTGCCTTAGAAGCTATCTTGAGTTGTTTTTCTAGATCGTCCATATCATTATGCTTGAATATAAGCTTTTCTGCACGACTATGTTTGACGCCCATGATAATAGAATTGTGGTTCTTGTCATCTGAAATGAAACAAATATTTGGAATGATACGCGCCAAAGAAACTAACGTCCACTCATTTGCAACATAGGCACTAGTAAATAGCAATGACGATTCTTTCTGGTGTAAACCCGCCAACACACGCTCTAATGTAACATGGTAGTGGGAAGTACCACCAATGTTGCGTGTACCACCAGAACCAGACCCAGTTTGGTCTAAGGCTGTGTGCATTGCGTCAATTACATATTGGTTTTGGCCCATACCCAAGTAGTCATTAGAACACCAATTGACGATGTTCTTTGGGGCATACTTGCCATACCAGATGGAACGCGGAAAATTCCCGCGCTCCCTTAGTATATCGTTAAAGACCCGATAGCGCCCATCATCTTTAAACTCTTTGATGGTTTCTTCAAAGTAATCTAGGTAGTGTATGTTACGCTTCACAGGCGGCACAATCTGCTGACATCACACGCTTTCGTGTTAATGACTGCGCTGCTGACATTGAGAACGCATAATACAAACTCTTTACGCCCATCTCATTCGCATACAAATACAATGCGTTGATATCCTTGACAGTCATGTCAGGGTCAAGCATCAAGTTCAAGCTTTGGCTTTGGTCGATAAACTCTTGACGAATTGCTGCTTGATCGACGATTGTGTATGGGCTGATTTCAGAGAATGTTTTGAAAACAGCACGTTCGTCATCTGTAAGGAATGTAAGATGTTGTACAGAACCATCATGGTTTCTGATAGAATCCCACACATCAATAGTATCTTGACCCTTCGCTACAAGCAATTCCATTAGGTAAGGGTTGCGAATTGTAACTTTCATCTTAGCAAGGTCTTTTACATATGCGTTAGAGAACTCAGGCTCAATAGATTGTGATACTTGGCCAAGAATAAAGCTTGAGGATTTAGTAGGCGCAATAGCCATTGTTGTAGTATTGCGCATACCATAACCTTCAAGCAATGGTGGCTCACCCAACGTAACTGCCATTTCTTTAGATGCAGCATACGAACGTTCTTGCATAGTTTTAGCAATCTCAAGGTTTAGTTTGGCGGCTTCTTTAGATTCAAAAGAAATCATCTTGGACTGAAGGTACGAATGCCAACCCAAGAGGCCAGCGCCCAATGCACGGTGGTTCTTTGCAAAATCACGAGCACGTTTCATATAGATTTGGCCTTCAGTCTTACGAATGAATTCTTCACAAACAGTGTCAAGGAACATAGTAAGAACTTCAATAGCATCAGTCCTTTGGATTTCATCCCAATGTAGTAGGTTAAGAGACGATAGAACGCATGTGAATGTTTCTTCGTGGCTGGACGGCAACGCAATCTCAGCACACATGTTAGAAGCATATACACGCATGTTTTTGTCTTTGTAGACCTGTGGACGCCCATCGTTTACATTGTCAGAGAACAAGATGTAAGGATACCCAATCTCAGAACGACGCTGTAGAACCTTGGCCCACAAACGACGCTTCTCAGGATCACCAGCCTTCATTTCGTCAATAAACTTGTTACTTACTGTGATGCCTGTTGTAAGCCCTTGAATGGGGTTGCCTTCAGTACCAATATCAAGAAACTCATCAGCATCTAGATGTTCAATATCCTGATAAGCTGCAAAGAAGCCACGACGAACAGAACCTTGGCTTACGACTGATGCCAATGTGTCATACATCTGCATGAAGTGTACTGATCCAGAAGAATCGCCACTATCACGAATTGGAGCACCACGATGACGAACAGCGCCAAAGTAACCAGATGTGCCACCACCATTCTTCATGAGCATACCGTTTTCAGCGTGGCCAAACAGGATTGCTTGCATGCTATCGTCAATATATGAACCAAAGCACGAAACAGGCAGACCACGTTCGTTAGCATAGTTAGCCCAGATAGGACTTGCCAGAGAATAGTAACCACGGCTCATATAGTCGTAGAACTTATCAGCAAACCCATCATATGATTTTTTTGCTTTAGCGGTTGCCATATCCTTGAGATACCATTCTGCTTTGTCTGCAATCTCACGAATACGGCTTTCTGGTTTTTGTTTCTCTGCTAGATAACCCCTAGACAAGAATGTACGCGAATCATCATTTAGCCAGTAAAATTTCTTATATTTTCTCATAGTGGTTCCTTGTTCGTTGCCTAGAAGAGGTCATCTTCAGTGAATGCTTTGGTTTTCTTTGAATATGCAGTTGATCGTTTGACAAAGAAATCTACGTTCTTTGTACTTAGGATTTCTTCGACAAACCAATCAGTGCTACGAATCGCTACCTCATCTACTTCATAAAGGGGCTTCATGTCAATAGCAATTAGTGATTGGTTGAAACGATGCTTTAGAAATTCTTTTACTGTTGCTTTAGGTAAAAAGTCCAAGTCATAATCATCGTAAATCCAATCAACAATGGCAGACTCAGCCTTGAAAGCATCGCGGCAAAGTCGATTGACTTCTGCGTTGCTATCTTTGTCGAACCATTCTGGGTTTTCTTCGCGGATAATATTCACAAGCTCAAACCCAAAACGAGCGTGAATATCTTCTTCTTTTGATGTTGCTTCCACAGCGTTTGAAATGCCCTTGAGAACATTCTTGTGTTTGTTGAATGCCATCATGATAAGGAACTGGCTAAACAATGACACGTTCTCAACGAACATAGAGAACAGAATGATCTTATGGAAATAATCTCTGTCATCTGCTGGCGAACCAATAGATTGCTCAAGATACGCAATACGCTTTTTCATTGCTGGAACTTCAACAACTTTTTCAAACTCATCATTAAGACCCATGATCTCAATAAGATTAGAATACGCATCAGCGTGGCGTACTTCAGATTCACCGAATGTGATACCAACAGCAGCTACTTCTGGCTTAGGAAAACGATCACCAATCTTTGCCCAGAATGTTTTAACAGCAACTTCAATCTGCGAAATAGCCAACATAGCTTTCTTTACGATTGCCACTTCTTCTGGCTTCATACGAACTTTCATGTCTTGAATGTCAGAAGAGTAATTGAACTCTGTATGAACCCAATACGAATGACGAATGGCGTCTGTGTATTCTACTAACTGTGGATACTCATATGGCTTGAGATTAGTTCTCTTGCGGAAGATGTCTGGTTTGTTATTATAACGAAAAAGAATGTACTCTCTCGCAAGGTCATGAAGACCTTTATCCATAAGAACATTTTCTACCGATAGATGTACTGTATCGACACTTATAATTACATCATTTGTTTCGGAATTGATTTTCTCTACTACTTCGCCAGTGACTTCAGCGGCCAAATTCTTACTCTTAATGCCAATGCTTTTCATAGCCTTTTCAACAGCAAGTGTAATTTTTTGGCTGTCGAAATCTTTCGTTGTTCCGTCGCGCTTAGTAACATAATCAACTGTTTTGTTTTCTGTACTATCTAACATTCATCGGCCTCTTTGCTTTTATGTGAATACTACACCGACCCCTCAAAATGAAGAGTAGATGTAGTGTACTATGGGAATCAGATAACAACTTGTGCCATCTTGGTAGGAGTATTTATAACGTACTATACGGACATCTTGGCTTTAATTGTATCATGATGCAAATAATTTGTCAATTTAAATTTATTAATTTCATCAAGTTCAAAACCGTCATAAAAGATATCGTTAACGTCAAACCCATCTTCAATTTCCAACATAGGTAGAGGATACTCAGTGCGTGAAAGCTGTTCCTCAACTTGATCGAAGTGGTCTGCATATATATGTGCATCTCCAATAGTATGAATCAACTCACCTACCTTCAATTTAGTTTCTCTTGCAATGATATGGGTCAACAGAGCATATGAGGCAATGTTGAATGGAACTCCAAGAAACACATCTGCACTGCGTTGGTACATTTGACAACTTAGCTTGCCGTTATAAACCCTAAATTGAGCCATCACATGACAAGGCGGCAATGCCATCTCATCCAACTCTTCAGGATTCCAAGCACTAAGGATAATACGACGGCTGTTGGGGTTGCCAGCAATCTCATCCATTATCCAAGCAATTTGATCTACACCACCAAAATCACGCCACTGCGAACCATAAACAGGCCCCAACTCTTTGTAGAAGTCGTGGTTCTGGTAACCTAGCGCGACACCCTGCACGTCAGCATTGGCAGTCCATATGGTAGTCTTGTCAGTAAGTTCTTCGCGTGTCTTGCCGTAGGTAAGCTCAGCAAGCCTACGTTCGTCTGTGCTGCCTTCTAGCATCCACAGAAGCTCAGCGACTACTGACTTCCACGCCAGACGCTTTGTAGTGACCGCTGGGAAGCCTTCTTCCAAATTGAACCTCATCTGATGCCCAAAGATAGAACGCGTCCCAGTGCCTGTCCTATCGGCTACATCAATACCCTGTTCTAAGATAATACGTAGCAGTCTATGATAATCAAACATCTTTAATTTTACTCCTAATTTGAAACGTAATGTCTTCGGTTTCGGTCCAGTGTTCTATATAAGGAAACTTCACTATGATATCCGACTCAACTGATGTGTCGCATTTATAGTGTGCATTGAACGTGGTCAAATATAGGTTGTCTGCATACGGAATGGCTTGATGGTAGATTTCTGCCCCACCCATAATCCAGATATCACGATCAGCCAAATATAGAGATTTAATCTCTTCAATGATCTCTCCCATATCACCAGATAGAGTATGGTCTGGACCTTCTAATTCTTTTGTTGTGATAACAATGTTTGTCCTGCGTGGCAGTTTCTTCTGCCCAATAGAGTCCCACGTTTTCCTGCCCATAACGACAATATCAGTTGAAGTATTGTCTTTGAACCAAGTCAAATCTTCTTTATTGCGTGGCCAAGGCATATCACCTTCGAACCCAATGCCAAAGTTTAAATCAGTTGCTAGTATAACATTAACGCTCACGTTTTTCTCCATGCTGTAAGTTTCAGTTCAGCTACCAAACCTTGGTAAGTATTTTCTTCTATCAACCGTTCTACGTCAGTAAGCCCCTTGAGGTACATGTCGTTTATGTCTTTTGCTGGAACATCATTAGGCCAGATACAGATTTTGTGTCCAGCTTTAATAACCTTTTCCATACGCGAGTGTATCTCTTTATTACGTGGCTCAGCATCGAATACATACACCGCGTTCTCGTTTGCTGAGTTACCATTGCCTTCAGCCCCATTCATAGAGATGGAGTTTGACAAGAACATGCTATCCAATGCACCCTCAACGATATAATAGGGTTGGTTCATATCAACCTTATCTAAGCCAAAGATTTTTGGTCGATCTTCAAACATTATGATTATGTAACGAAGAGTAGAGTTTGGATCAAACGAACGTGCAGAAACCCCAAAGCATTTACCATTCTCATCAAGGAACGGTATTACTAGACGTGGCTCATCTCTCCGTATGTTCGCAAACTTGTTTGGAATGATTTCGTTAATCCAAGCTTGAAACTTTTGGGCATAGTATAAGCGATAGTGATGTTGGGGTGGGATTTTGCGTTTTTCAATATAAAGTTTGACTGGGTGGTCATGTTGTAGTTGGCTCACCCTTTTGATCTTGTCTAGAGGATTTACATACTTCTTATTGAAAACAGGTTTTGTAGTCTTGAATTTGTCATCGTCATTTGTGGTTTTGACGGCAGTGTTGGCTTTCTTGACAAACTTCTCAGCAATGTAATCGTTATACAACTGCTGGTCTTGGCCCTTCAGGAAATATGCAAATCCTTGACTTTCGTTGCAATTGTGACAATAGAAATTGAATTGGTTGTCACGCTCTAATAACCAAGCACGAGCTAGTGATCTGTTCTTTTTAGAGTCACCACAAATGGGACAACGAAAGTTGATTTTGTATGGATTGGTGTGTTTAATCTTGAAGTTGTCAAGTCGCCCAGAAAGCATCTGTGCATACTGAATATCTACAAAATCTACCATAATATAAAAGTCCCAAGTTTGTTAGCTCATATCTTATTATACACAGATTTGGGATCGTGTCAATTAAAAAAGTCAGGCCATTGCACACTCGCTACCAACAACATCAACACACCACCAACGCCCATCATATAATACTTCCAGTTTTCTAGAGTATTAATTCTTTTGTTCTGTTCATTGATACGTGTATGTAGACCCTTTTCCATGTCATCAAGACGATCTAGTATCTCTTTGGATGTGGACGATCTTTTATTTGCGTTATGGTCGGCCAATTTCTGATGATCCTCTCTTGCTGAACGTCGGTATTCTTCTAGACGGTCACTTAATACTTTCAAGCGTAAATCATCTGCTCTTCTGTAGTCTTCGCATAGTTTTTCAATTAATTCGAACTTAGCTGCTGTGTTTTTAAGCACTTCTCCTTGTACAGCCACATTTGTGCTGAGTTGTGACATCATCTCAATAGAGCCTTCGACTTTATTAAAAAACCTTTGTATTTGTTTAATGTCGCTCTGTATCAGAGCAATATCAGTTTCCCAATTTGGTTTACTTACTGCCACGGCCTTAGTCCTTTAGGTTTTTTTAGATCGGTGTATTTACCTATATTTATAACTTAGTCATACTGAGATTCGTATATTCCAATGATTCTTTTCTGTTGTTGGATGTATGCGCGTAAATCAGCAAGGTTCAAAGCAATATCTTCGTAACCCTTGTCGGTAAGACCAAATATAACGATATCATCTGACTCTAGGCCAGCAAATACCTCTTCTACGTTCTCTGGGGTGACGATGATAAATTCTATGCCTCTCATCGTTAAAGGCTCTGGTTGAGGCACTATGGGCTTCTGAGGGGTAACGTACTCAGTCTCAGTCACTACCCTCACTGGGGGTTCCACTGGGTTCCGTGCTGAGCATGCCCCTAGAGACAAGATCATCGTAAATCCAAGGACACTCGCTATTAAACGTTTGTGCATTTGTAGCATTCCTTTCATTGTCAGTAAGTTCTGCACCTGTTTCTAATTCAAAACAACGAAATGCTTTTGCAGAAGCTCTGTTGACAACTCTTTCAACAAGTGCTGGTTTGGCAACAGCAAGAGCGCCTAGATCGTGTGATCCTAGACGTTGCTGTAGTTCGTTTTTTTGATTTCTAATCACAGTGAAGGACTGTTGAAGCTCATCATACTGCTGACGTTGCCTCTCAAAGTTTGCTTGCATATCCGCTATGGTAGCAAGATTTTTTTCATTTACTTGTGCTATCTGGTCCACTTGAGAAGTCAAGGTAGCGTTGTACTGTGTCAACTCCATAATAGTGGCTTGGGTGGACTTGTAGTAAAGACTACCTGCACCACCCAATACCATTAGTATTATTCCAAAGTATACAAAAGATGGCATAATGCAATTAGACTAAAGACTATTCGTCTTCGTCATCATCCTTCTTTTTGCCGTTTTTCTTATCAATAGCAGCTTGAAGCGCTGGTGGAAGTTTACCTTCTTCCATTTCGTCATCTTCGTCTTCGTCTTCGTCATCATCATCTTCGTCTTCGTCTTCGTCCTCATCGGACTTTTCAGTCATTTTCTTGTACTTTTCTTCCAAAGCGGCTGCGATGCGAGATTGCATTTCTTCTGCAAAAGCCTCTTTCATTTCAATTGGCTTGTTGGCCAAAGCTTCCGCTACGATTTTTTCTAAAGACATTTCTATCTCCTCTATGTTAAATTATCTTATTATGTATTTATCAACTAAACAATTTTGCTTGTGTATTTGGTCCTGCGATACCGTCTGCAACCAATCCGTTCAGCTTCTGCCATTTCTTAAGCGCTGTTAGTGTGCCAAACCCAAAATCGCCATCTGCACTGATTTTAAGTGCTGTTTGCATTTTAGCAACATCATTACCGTTCATACCTTTACGCAAAGTGCGTACTGCACTAGTAGTTGTCGTTGTCTTCTTGGGAGTTGGCACTTTGCCCCCTAAAATAGCAAGACAGTTATTCCATCTTTTATTCCTGTCGTCAAGACCTATTGTACCACCATTAATAGCCTTTGTCAACGCTTTATTGTCACCAGCATCGGCGTATCTTTCTAGCTTGTTTGTCTTCCAGAACCAGCAGGCTGATTCCAAAGCACCCTTGGGAGTTTCTACATATTCAGCAGCTTGTTCGGCAGACATGCCAACTCCTTTGCCAAATGCTGTGTAGTTATTACGCCCGGTAAGTTGCTTAATGCCTCTACCTCGAAATAGCCAGCCATCGCCGGGAGATGTGTTTCCCAAAGCTCCGCGTTTTGATCTAAACTCATCTTGGTAGACGTAGTTTGCAATCTTTTCTTGGTTTCTTGCATACTCTTTAGCATCTCGCTTGCCCTTTCCAAAATAACGTCCAAAAACACTGTTGAGTGCCTTCTCTGAATAATTTAGATTCTCCGTCAACGCTGTGAAGTCGCGAGATTCGTGCGACGTCTGGGCCATAAACCCAGCAATGCGGTTAGGTGTATTGATTTCATACTGTTCAAACATAGGAACAGCAGCTTCAAACCAAGCTTCTGGTTCTTTGTTTGTAGGGATCATTGCACTGAATTGTTCTAGTGTAAGCATTGTTATGGTTTCCTCATCATATCTTTTAGTGTTTTCTTTTTTGAATTGTTTTGAGAAGTCCACTTCTTCTGTGCAGCTTTAGACATATGACCACCATCCATACCAGCAATGTTCCCACTGCCAACATTGTTAGCTGGCTCTTCATCTAATTCTTCTGCATCTTTTAGCTTGACATTCTCGCTAAGTGTTATATAATTGGCATATAGGCCATTAAATGAATATAAAGATTCTTCTAGTTGCTCTTCAGACATATCCTCATTCAACATTGACTCATCAGTGAAATGGTTATGTTCTTTAATCAAATACAATGCAGCGGCATATGAAGCAAGACGAGAACTGCCCCCTGGAACCTTAGCTAAGGTCTTTTTAAGGTTAGCAATCATTATATCAAAAAGACCCCACGACTTTCGTTGAGAAGCTTTAGTAAAGTTTTTTCTTTTGATTAGAACTTTGCCATCAGTATCAATAACGCCTTCTTTATAAGCATCCCACTTTTCAAATGGAGTTGCTAGTCTGCGTATGAATTGGTAAACTAAAAATAGGTCAACTATCATCTCATATTCCTCTAAGCAATTCGCTTATGTTTTCGTCTGATTTTATGCTGTCTTTGTGAAGTACCGTGTTGTCATAAGTAATAATTTGTGGCATGAAGTTTAAATACTCAACGAATGGCTTTAGATACTCATGGTAGTCATGAAGTTTCATAAAGAGCATATTAGTAGCCTCTAACCCAAATATATTGTATATCACAATAAGATGGTTCAGAATCAACCTTTCTTTCAAATCATTATCTTGTTTATATCTGCCAAAAAGCTTGCGCAGATACTGAAATCTTTTCAAGTCTTCATCAAATTCGATAATATCCGTACAATTAGGGTTGTCGTAATACTTCGAGGCAAACAACAGAAAGGTTGATTCCGTTAATATCATAATATCTCTTTTATTCTATGTTACTGATTAAGCGTCAGCTACGATTGCATCTTCGTCAAGAGTATCGCCAGTAACACCAAGGTCACCTGCCGCTACCGCAGAAACTTTCATTGCTACTAGAACTTCTGAACGATGACGTCCACCAGCATTTGAATACAGGTTCCAGCCCGGTGTTTTGAGGCCCTTTGCTCTGTTTGCAGCAATACCTGCTTCTGTTAAGTCAACAAATACTGCGTTATCAGCGTCATTTGAAGCGTTTGTGTTATTAGCATCTGTTTCCAACCATTTTGGTACGGAAGCCAATGCGTCTGTTTTTCCCCATAGTGCCATTTTAATTCTCCTTAAAGGTATTGGGTTTATTTAGTTGTTTTCGGCTGCTTTGGCTTGAGCGTCCTTAAGCCTTTTTGCTGCATTCTTAATTCTCTCGCGATCTTTATTTTTTCTCTCTTGCTTACTTGCTTTCGCTTCAGCAGAGTCTGCTTTAGCCGCTTGCGTCCCTCTTATGTTGCCTTGCTTGTTGACAACTGCATTACGAGCACCTTTGGCAATCATCTTTACAGC